GGTTTCGGTTGTTCGGCTCTGGCCACCTTGCTCATCTCCTCACGCGAAGGCCGAGGGGCGGTCTTCGATTGGAAGATGAAGTTGGCTAACGCCCTGCCGATTGCACTCGTTTCGGCGTTCTCCACGTGCGAGGTGCGGTTGACCGGCGACGCATCGCGCAACTCTTCGGCGTATCCCGTCGCTTTCGGATGCTCGTCGGTGGCATCCACGTACACTTCGGCACGGAACACCACCTTGTTGTCGTCGTAGTGAAACACCGTCGTGGCAATCCTGCCGTTCGGGTACTGTTCCCAGAACCTTGCGAGGCGGGATTCCACCGTCTCGTAGTTGTCCAAGTTGAATCTCATTGCTGTTTCCTCCCTTGTGGTTGTTACTTCTGTTTGACGAGCCGGAACGTGCGGAACTCGGTCGTCTTGCGGTATTTCTCCGCCAACGCCGGATGCTCCTTCTCGAACCGTTTTTGGTCAAACGTGGTGCGTGACCCGTTCTTCCACGTGCACACCAGTTCGTCTTGGATGGTGCCGTACTCAGAGTCTTTCAGCATGTCGCACAGCTCGGCTTTCGCCAGCGACTCGGCGGCCTCGGCGTTTGCCAACTGTTCTTTCGCCAGCAGCAGACGCTCAACCAGCACGAGGGCATCCATGCCGAGTTCGCGCGTGTTGTCCACCCCGCCCTGCGCTTTCGGGTACAGTTCGGCGGCGTGCCGGTATTCAAGCACCGTGTCGTCGGGCATCATCCCCATGTCGATTTGGGCCAAGAAGCGGCGCACCGCCTCAATGTGGATTTGTTTCTCGTCGCTCGACACTTTCTGCACGTAGAAATGCAGGTCAAGGCTTGAATCAAAGATGATCCACGTGATTTCGGCAACGTCGGCGCAGACGGCTTGGTGTATGCCCTGCCAATACCAGTATGGCAGCAGTTCGCCTTTCCACAGCTTGTTGTAGGTTTTCTGTTCATAGACGCGACCAAGTTCATCCTGCGAATCCAGAGTGGCGATGAGCCTGACGCCTGGTTCGTCGTGACAGAACAGTTCTTCGGGTTCAACGAGGGTGACACCGAGCAGTTCGGCGGCCCACCCACGGATCGGTGCTTCAAGTGTGGTGCCACGCTTCATCGCGGCATTCTGTTCCTGGGGTTGTGGAGCCTCGTAAGCAAGGAGCTGGACGGCGAGATCGGTCTTGCTGACGTATGGGTGAGCATCGTGGACCGCTGCGGCGACTGACGCCGAGACGCGGGCCTCACCAGCTTCGTTCTTCCATCTGACTGCCAGCCATTCGGCTGAGCCGTGCGGCGGTTTGGGTATGCGGGTTTTCATTCGGGTTCCTCCCCTGTTGTTGTTCACCGTACAGGACCGGTGTAGCGAAGTCAAGTCAAAACTGCGGGTGGCCCAGCGCCACGACTTTCTGCACCATGCCGACGGGGATGTGGGTGACCATCCCCACCGTGTCCAGCTCTGGTTCCTCGTCGGGGCAGTATGAGCCGGTTAGCGAAACATAGCCCTCCAAAATGTCGGGCCACAGCCAGCCGACCGAGACGACGTGTTGGGTCTTGGGTTTGTAGTCCCCTGTCGCAATCCAGCCGTTCGGTGAATCAAAGGCATCAATCCAGTGGACGGCTACCAACGACCAGCGGGAAGGACTAATCAAGCCAGCAGACATATTCGGCAGTTACCCTACCCTTCACGGGGTCAACGAACATTAGCCGTTGGCTCGGTTTGCCGACCGCCGCCACGAAACTCTTGGCGTACTGGTTGTCCGATTCGGGGCTGCCCGTCACCCAAATCCTGCCGCCGTTGGCCATCGTCAAGTTGATCGGGGTGTGAAAATGACCCATTATCACGTCGTCGAACTGCATGAACGTCGCCCAAGCGTTGCATTTGCGCAGGATGGAATAGGAGGGTGTTTGACCGCCGTACGACGGTATTTCGTCCCCGTGGACCACCAACAGCCTGTAGGCACCAATCGTGACGAGCTGGAACCAGTCCGCCGACTGCTGCCATTCCACGTTCTTCAAATGGGCGCAACGCTCCGAGGCGATTTGATACGCCATCCTGTCCACGTTGTCGGCGGCAGGCATGTCGCCCTTGCGTCCGATGCGTCCGTGGTTGCCGTATTCACAGACGATTCGCACCTTCGTGAAGTCGGCGGCGAGCCTGTGGACCGCCGACGACAGGATGTTGACGACGGCGAACAGCTGCTCAAACAGGTGAGCTTCGACCTCGTACTGTTGGCCTGGGAACACCGTCAAGCCCTCCACGAGGTCGCCACCGGCGACAAGCACGCATTCGTTGACGGGGTGGTGGGCGCGTTGGATTTCCGTCAGGGCCAACGTCTTGTCAACCATCTGGTCAATGCGTTTGCGTAGCACCTCCAAGTTGTAGGACACCGACACCTTGCCCGCCTGCCAGTCCGTGAGATGCAGCAACGCCACCTCCGCCTTCCCTTTCTTGGTCGGCTTCGGCGGTTTGATGACGAGTTTCGGTTGGACGAGCGCCGCAGATTTGGCGGCCTGAAACACGGCTTCCACCAAATCCTCGGTTTTCCGTTTCGCTCTCGCCGCCGATCTCTGCGCCGTTTCGAGGGCGCGTTTCAACTCCGCTATCTCCTCGTCTTGGTCGATTTCTCGGCGTATCGAGTTCACGACTTTGGCGGCAGGTGGTCGTTGATGTACTGTCTGCGCATTTCGGAAATCGTCCCCTTGCCAATGTGGATGTCGCGTCTTTGGAGTGCCCTGACCAGTGACGACTGGCTGATGCGCGGGTCCATCAATGCCTCCAAGAACTCAAAGAAATCCTGCTCTTCAAGTTTCTCGCGGATTTCATCCATCTTGTTGCGACGCGACGGCTGGGACTCGTTGCGCACTTCGTCCATCAGGCCCATGTCTCGTCCTTCGAGTTGCGTGCGGCACGCACCATGTTGAGACACCCGAGATAGCCGACCGCATCACGTGTGTTGTCCGGCAAATCTTCGCCGTCGTGCAACTCTTTTGACAGACGCGACAGTTTGACGGCGAGCATGAACAGCACACCCTCCTCGACGGTCAGATTGATGCCGGTGATTGCGCGGAAGATGTTGACGGTCCGCAGATAATCCTCGGCGGGATGGGCGTAGGCGTCCTGCCGTGCGCCCGTAATCAGTTCGTGGGCTTCAAGAAGAACTTGTGCGCCTGCGAGTTGTTTTGCTGTCACGGTTCTTCCCCTTTGCCAGTTCGTCGATTCTCTGTATCAACTCCCACAACTCGTCCTGCTCGGCCACCCCGGGGTAGACCTTACGAAGATAGGTTGCGATTGCCTTCAACTCCATCTTGGTCAACGGTTCCTCGTTTGTCAAGGATTCCCTCCTCGGCGTGCAACTGTATGTGGTCGTCCAGCCGTTCGTCCACCTTGTCAACTTTGGTCTCGATACGGTTCTGTGATTTGTAGAGCATAGTCAACAGACCGCGCACGTAGGCGTGATCCTGATGGTTTTCCTTGCGAAACCTGCTCAACGCCACCCCCAAGAAGGCGAAACCAGCGGTGACGGTCGCGGCGATGACGGTGGCGAGTCCTGTGTCCATGTCAAGTCTGCCTCAAACTAGCAAATGCGTCAACCATTTTCTGCGGTGAGTCGGCCATCTCGGGCGAGATTTCAACGTGGTACCAGTCGCCGCCAGGTGCCCCCGAAATCGTCGGTTTGCTGTACAGCTGCCACGTGCCACGGTCGCAACGCCAGCCCTTGCCGTACGCCTCGGGGAAGTAGTCGAGCACGCATTCGATTTGCAACAGGTCGGCGTTGGCGACCAGTTGGTTGATGGTGCGGCGTGCCTGTCCGCGTCCGTTGGCGACGCCTTTGGTGCCGAGTTTGCGCCACGACAAGTCGACGGCCCGCCCGGTGGCGTGGACGCTCAACGACTCCTTGCCGCGCATGTTGCGCACCACCCACGTGCCGTTGTTCCACAACGCGCCACCGGACAGCTTCTCGACTTGTTTGACGAACTCCTCCAAGCCGGCGCGTTTGCCGGCGGCTACTC